TGATCTTCTTACGGAAGCAGATGAAAACGGAGTTCCATTTGAAATGGGGGTAAGCATGGGTGACGAGCCTGGCGTTTTACCTCCCAAGCCGGGAGCGCAACTTGGTGTTGGTCCTCGTTATCGTGAATCAACACAACAACAACAAGAAATTGTTTTGCTTTCTCCAGCGCAAGTTCAAGATATTATTGCAAAAGGCGGCAAGGTTTCAGGAGATGTTCTGCCAGATGGTGGAATTTCCAATGCAAAGGTTACTTATGGACAACCACAAGCAAGCAGAACCACAAGATTCAATCCAGAGACTGGTGCTTTTGAGATTATTGAAGGAGAGTTGACTCAAGCGCAAAAAAGGGAACAAAAAGCGGAACAATCAAAAAAAGTTTCCGTGGATCAAAACATGATGGACCTTTATTTCCTCGAAGACAGAACTAAAGACATGGTTGAGGGTGTAACCGGGGCTGCCGGAAGGATTGTTGCTGAAAGAATCCCAACTACTCAACAAGCCGAAAACAAAGCCGTAATTGACCGAGTTAGTTCACGTTTAACACTTGGTTCTTTGCAAGCAATTCGGGAGGCAAGTCCTACTGGTGGTTCGTTGGGGAACGTATCTGATAAAGATATTCAGATATTAAAGGATTCTGCTACATCTCTTAAAAACGCACAAAGCCCAGCAGAGTTCCAAAGGGAATTGATTCGACTTCAAAACCTTCAATATGAAACAATTTACGGAGACGAAAATTTCGTTAAAAAAGAACTTAAAGAAGGAAGAATTACTCAACAAGAATTTGACTTTATTCAATCAAATAGGCCTCAAAATTTTCTTGATAGCAGAGGGCAAATTAGAATAAGAACAACTAGAGAGCCAACCCAAAAGCCTGTAACTGGCTTAACGGAAGAAGAACAAAATCTACTTGATAGATATTAAGGATACAAATATGGAAAATGAAACAAATCAAGATTTGTCTCAAAGCAAAAGCAGTATCGGTCAAGCCATCAAGACGGTGTTTGACAAGAGAAAAAGCGCACTAGCATCTTTAGCACAAGCCGACAAAGAAGGAGACTCAGCCAGTGCCAGCAAAATAAAGCAAGATGTTGTTTCAATGACGGCAGCAATTGATCGTTTACAAAACGATTACGACGTAATTGTTGATCGTGAAGAAAAGCAAAAAGTCGCGGAAGTTGCAGGTTCAACAGAAGCATTAAGAAGTGGCGGGTATAAATTTGAAACAGGCAGCCAGATACAAACATTCCCGCCAGTCGCATCTGGAATGTATGCTCCTGTAATGCCGCCGCCAACATCTGTCAGGAAAACACCGCAGCAAATTGACCAAGAAAAAAAGCAACTTCTTTCTACTGTATCTGGATTGCCTGTTGAAAACATCAACACACAAAGCGAGTTGTCCAATACTCAAAAGTTGTTTTTGGGTGCGCTTTCTGATGGCAACAGTCGCCTTGATTACCTTAAAAAAGAGTTTGGACCTGATTCAGTTTTCCCTGTTGAAATGGATGGAGATGTCGATTACTTGATTAGAAAGCCTGACGGGAAAGCATTCTCTACCGAGTTCAAAGGACTTTTAGGATTTGCAGGTGCGTCAGTAACTGAGGTACCCAAATTAACAGCAGAAATAACTGCGGGGCTAGGAACCTTGGCTGCGACAAAAAGCCCTACACTTGCTATTGTTGCTTCCGGTACAGCAAGAACTGGAGTGGGGACCGCATTGGATATGGCCATTGAAGGTGTTTCTGGAATTAAGCCGGAATTTATGCCCGCATTTGCCAGAAACGGAACTGAAGGAGCTGTCTCCGTTGTTTCTGGATTCGGGATTGACAGGTTTACATCAAGATTTCTTGCTCCACGAATTGCTCCTAACCTGGCAAATGATTTTGCTGACAACTTAAGACGCTCCGCAGATAGATTGAGCGCAACTACCGGAAAGGAAATTACTGTTCCTGTTGGTGTTATTGCTGGACCCCAAGGGGTTGCGCGACAATCTGAACTTGCATCTCAAGTCCCAAATGCGGCTTTTGTTGGTCAGATGAAAAAAACCCAACAAGCACTTCGTGATATTTTTAATTCATACACAAATGCTGCTCCGGTTGATTCAAAAGTTTATGCCGAAGTTGCAAAATCCGTTGAAGCAAACCGAGCTGAATTGGTATCAAGTATTGCCAAGGCACAAAATGCACCGCAATCAATTGTCGCTGACGCATTAACAAAAAATGTTAATGAAATTGCTGCAAAAGCCGGTGATAAAACGCAGCTTGGAAATACGATATTAGGATTTGGGAAAATGGCCGAAGAGGCTGCGGTTAAAATCAAGAATCAGGCATATGATACGTTTAATACCAGTGCATCAAAAGCTGGATTTGAAATTGACGCTAAGACTCTTTATTCTGAAGTAAAAGAAATGGCGTCTGACGCCAGTAAGGGTGGAGCATTCAGCAATAGCAGCATAAACAATGCGCTTTCTAATTTAAAGGCCAAGGTGGACGCGCCAAGACGCTTGGCTAAAATGCAAGAAATGGCAGAAAAAAAACCATTGACTGAAGCTCAATTGGAACAAATGCGCGAGCTTGAAAAACTTGCAAGGCCAATTACTGCACCAGAATTTGATGCTTGGATAAGAGTGTTTCGTGACGCAAGGCCTGATGATGCGACAGGAGCTAGCACCACTAAACAGTTTGCTAATGACATTGCAAATAGGATGTCAGCATTTCGGCGTGAAGTATATGGTTCATACGAGACAGTGGATGGTGCTGGGCAACCAATCAACCTTGGCGACCTTTTTGATAAAACAGTTGGTGATTATGACGCTAGGATGAAGCTCACGCGCGGCACAATGGGTGAACTTCTTAAGAATGACGCAGGCGAGTTGGTTAAAACACCTTTTGAGGCAGTTTCCCTGTTAATGCGTGATCCAAAGCGAATTGAGGACTTTCTTGGAAGCGTGGCAAAATACGAATCAGAAAATCCTGCTCTCGCTGGGGCCAGTGAACAAGTTAGAGAAATGCTTCAAAAGCAGTATTTCCGTGATCTTGGATTTAACACCCCCGGCGTAAGCGTTAAGTCAATAAAATACCAACCAGAGTTCGTAAACAGCCTGTTTGGTAAAGACGCACCTCAGCTTATGCGTTCACTGGACGAGCTTAATAGATTGTCAGGCAAGGTATCAAACATTGGCAAAAACATTACCATTGATGATATTCGTCAAATGAGTCAATTGATGGATCAAGACACACAAAGAAAGGTTTTGCGAAGCATCAGTGACAGAATTATTTACGAAAAGAAACTGGAAAACCAACTAAACTCTCAAGTTTACAAAATTGCCTCTAAAGGCAACTTTGAGAAATTAGACCCGGAAATAATCGCTAGAACAATCTTGTCTGACGGATTTACAACCGAGCAGACAAAAACCATGATGGCGCAACTTTCTAATTATGCCGCGAAATCACAAGGTGGTTCAAGTGCAAAGGCTAGAAACTTCTTCAAAACAGACTTCTTGAAAAGCGTGTTAGATGAATTTCCTGGTGGGGAACCATCTGCTACTGCTCCTTTTACTCCGTTATTTGATACACAAAAATTTGTAAGGGCGTTGGATGCTCCCGGTGGAAAATCACCATACAGAAAAAAAATGGAGGTTGTATTGGGCGAGGATAAGGTTCAAGAAATGTATGATCTCGCTAGTGTTTACAACGCGAATATTATAAAGTCTCAAGGTCCGAGTGGTGGTCCTTCGCCCCGTGTTGTTTTCGGGCCGGGGACATTTACAGGATATTTAGCAGGGAGCATAGTTGAGCCAGTTAGGAATCGTGTTATAGCAACAATGCTTTCAACGGGCAATGAATCAAGGGCATTGACAAGAGCGTTGAACGTCAATGCGTCAAGCGGAGACATAGATGCAATTTACCGCAAGATGTTCAAAGGGATGTTTACAACGTCTGCTGGAATAGAAAGAATTGGGTATCAGGCTTCGCAAGACGAAGAATTTTCAAAATATATGCAAACAACAGCAGAAGAGTTCAGGAAAGACTCTGAATTGTTTGAAGCGGAAATGCAAAAAATCAATCCATCTGCACGATGAAAACCAAGAGCAAAAAGCAAGTAGGATACCTACTGAGCAAGGGCAGCCCACTCTCCAAGGGGCAGCAATCCAAGCTGAAACGTGAGCTGCATTCTGGCGCGGTGAAGGTGAAGAAAACCAAGCGAAAATAATGCTTGCGTTCCTACGGGAATAAGATAGAAACCACCCATGAGTGACGAGATAACGCCCTTGCCGGAAATCGACAATGCCGCTGCGATGCGGGAGTTTTTCGAGGAAATCCGCGAACGGGCAAAGCTCCTTCCACGGGCGTGCGTAGAGAATAACCAACCCCACGTTGCCGCCAAAGCCCTCTGGTTGCTCGCACAGGGTGCGCCAGTGAAGCAGATTTCCCGCATCACAGGGCTAGGGCATGAGACCATTAGGCGGCTATCCTGGCAGCATGAGGACACGTTAGAAACCAAGCGTAAGGAGTTTTCCGCACGATACGCAATGGTGGCGGCAGAATACACTGATTTGCTTTTTGAGAAGGCAGAGCAACTGGCGAATGATCCAGAGGAACTCAAGAAGATTTCCCCTGACAGGCTGGCGTTGACCGTGGGTATTCTGTCTGACCACAGTGCCAAGCTATCCGGTATGGCAGGCGTGGTGATCGAGCATCGCAAGGGTCCGTCTATCGACGATGCCGCTAAGGCTATTGAGGAAGCTAGGATGCGTATGGCAAACAAGGTGCGTGAGAGTGCCATCGAAGCAGAAATTGTGGAATGATTGCGGAGCCAAAATCAAAATACGTTGACTATTTAACCAACTGTGGAGACTTGGTTCACCACTACACAGTCACGCATAATAACGTCGAATACCAATGCATGACATTGTGTTACGCTTCGTATTTGGCAGAAAAGTTTAACGCTAAAGTATGGAATATACACATAAAAAAACATATCCGCCCGTTTATCGGTTTGTGCAGTCATTGCGAAAAGCGTCAAGAGATACATTTTGTTGACGGTAGAAGAGGCTCGTTTCCGGCAGAGGATGACACATTTTCATGCGGCAAGTGCGGCAGCGTGTATAACATAAAAGACATCCTGATGGATACTGGCGCATACAAAAAAGACGAATGAACTGGCGTAAGCATCCAATCTTGACTCCTCCTACTGACGAGGAGATTGTGTCAATGCAGCCTGATGAGCTTGCAAAGCTGCATCGTATCTACCATGAGGCAATCCAGAACGCGGAGAATGACCCTTTTCGATACGGGTTTAGGCTTCCGCATTGGGAGAAAGCGGAAGTTCAGATGTCAGAAGTCTCTGAGATTCTAGCATTAGGAGGCAACAGGTCGGGCAAAACTGCATTCGGTGCGTTCTGTGTTGTGCGTGCTGCCGTGGAAAATCCCATGTCGGAAATCATGTGCTTTGCTCAAACAAGCGAAGTAAGCGTGCGTCAGCAACAACGTGCCGTGTGGGAGTGGTTGCCTGCGGAGATGCGTAAGAAGCAAACATCGGCAGGAGCGTATGTGTCCTACACGCGAAAGAACGGGTTTACCGATAGTTCGCTCATCCTGCCCAATGGTTCGCAAATCATCTTCAAGACGTATTCTCAATACCAAAACAACCCGACAATCCTAGAAGGCGCGGAACTTGGATGCAAAGAACCCAAGTGGCACAACGTCGGCGTCTGGTTGGACGAATACCTTCTAGGTGCGGAGCTTATCGGCACACTACGTTTCCGCCTTGCTACGCGCAATGCCAAGATGTTGGTGACGTTTACACCTATCGACGGCTACACCGAGGTAATCAAGGAGTATCTGGATGGCGCGACGAACATCGAGACACGCGAGGCAGAGTTGCTCAACGGGGAGCTTGTGCCATACGTCCAAAGAAGCAAGAAGCGCAACGCCAGCGTCCATTACTTCCACTCCAAGGACAACCCGTTTGGTGGCTACGAGCGTATTGCAGAAGACCTACGGAATCGCCCAAGGGAAGAAATTTTGATCCGTGCCTATGGCGTGCCAGTAAAGTCACACGCTACGAAATTCCCGAAATTCAACAAGGCGGTGAACGTGATACCGAGCGGGATGATTCCACAGACAGGAGTGACTAGATACCACATAATAGACCCTGCCGGGAACAAAAACTGGTTCATGGCGTGGATTGCCGTGGATGCTACAGGGACGTTCTACGTTTATCGTGAGTGGCCTGACGTATGCATTGGCGATTGGGCAGAGTGGCGTGGTGGCAAGTGGTCTCCTGGAGCCGGGGCGAAGGGCATGGGATTCGGCATCCGCGACTACGTTGACACTATCCGTGAGCTTGAAGGCGAGGAAAAAATCTTTGAGCGATTGATTGACCCGCGATTGGGTGCTGCAAAGTATCAGGCGGCAGACGGTGCATCCAGCATCATCGAGGACTTGAACGACTACGAAATCGTGTGTATTCCCGCACCGGGGATGGAGATTGACGATGGGTTGCAGGCTTTAATCAGCAAAATGGCGTATGACACAACCAAGCCGTTGGATTCCGTCAACCGCCCTCACTTTTACATTGCAGAAGACTGCGAAAACATTATCACTGCGTTGTCCGAATACACGGGCGAAGGTGGAATGAAAGAAGCGTGGAAAGACCCGATTGACGTAGTAAGATACGCTGCAATCGCAGGAATTGACCATGTTGATGAGACAAGAACCAGAACAACAAGACAAGGAAGTGGAGGATACTAATATGACAAAAACAACAAAAAAGCGCGGCAGACCCGCAAAGAAGATGTTCGTGGAGAAAACCGAAGAGCAAGTGGCTGAAAAGTTCCTTGAGAAAGCGGAGGCAGATCCATTGAGCTACCCGCCAATTATTGAGGTAAAGGTGTATCGGCTATGTCCGAACCCGCGATTTGTCATGGCTATCCCGTGTATAGACGGCGTGCCAGATATGTCGCAGACGCTTGTGCAAGTTGCGTGTCCACAACGCATTCGGGATAAACTGCTTGGCAAAGTCGTAAAAGTTGCTAATGTGGGATGCGCCAGCGAAAACCATTACCACTACGTTAAATGAGCGATATTGCAGAATTTGAAGAAGCGACAATCTACGCAAAGAACAAACCCAGCGTAGATGCGCTTCGTGATGCCTATGATACATGTCTGCTTGACTTGGAGGAATACTTTGAGACATGCCTCCGTGCCTACGAGGACAGGCGGAATCAATGGGATGGGAAAACCGAAGACCTACGGAAGCAAGGCGCAAATGCTTTCCCGTGGCAAGGTGCGTCTGACATGGAGGTCAATGTCATTGGCGAGCGAATTGACTCGTTTGTTGCCATCCTTGACCAAGCACTTCAGCGGAGCCACATAAAGGCATTTCCAACATCTATGGCCAGCATGCCCCGTGCCGCCGTGGTTTCCGCTTTTCTCAAATGGATGCGTAGTTCCTACATTCCTGGCTTTCGCGAGCAAATGGAATTGGGCGCAAACTACCTGCTGGAAAAAGGACTGATGGTATCCTACGTTGGCTGGAAGCGCGAGAAGCGCACATTCCGGCAGATTGTCTCGCTGGAGGAAATCAACAACCTGTCACCAGACTTGGCGCAGCTTATTGCCTCTGGAACAGATGACGAGTCTGTAATTCAAATGTTATTCCAAGCGTTTCCAGACATGAGCGAGAAACGTGCAAAGCGTGCCATTAAAGAACTTCGCAAGAAGGGAATCACCGAGGTTCCAATTGCACGCACAACCGTGGATTGCCCTGTTGTAGAAGCGTGCGCCCCTGACGGTGAAGTTTTTATGCCTGCATACACGGCAGACCCACAACGCGCACCGTATGTTTTCTGGCGGACATTCCTTACTGCACAGGAACTTGAAAAGAAAGTTGCCAATGAAGGGTGGGATGAAGACTGGGTGGAAGAAGCAATCAAAACACTTCGAGGGAAAGACTCGTTGTATCTTGACGGTGAAAAGCAAAAGAACGTCACAAGGATGCCGCTTACCGATGACAATGACCTTGTGATGTTGGTGTATGCCTACCAACGTCTCATTGACGAAGAGGATGGCAGCGAAGGGATTTACTGCACCGTGTTCAACCCGAACACAGAAGGGTATGCCAAGTTTGAATTGCTTAATGGCTACGATGACTACCCGTTTGTATTTACCCGGCTGTCAACCAACCAGAAGCGTATTTACGAAACCATGTCGTTTGCCGACATTCTGCGTGGAGCGCAGTTGCAAATCAAGACGGAGCGTGACAGTCGTATTGACCGGGCTAGTTTGGCCACACTGCCGCCTCTGATGCACCCTGCTGGTCGCCCGCCGTCAGACTGGGGACCGGGGCGTAGAATCCCTTACAGGCGGCTTGGTGAGGTTGCGTGGGGGCCAACACCCCCGATGGACGCAGGGAGCCTTGAGATTGAAAACGCAATGACACTGCAAGCCAATCGTGCCGTAGGACTGGACATCGAATCGCCACTCGCAATGATTCGCCAGCAGTTCATCATCAACAAATTCTTAGATCACGTTCGTGACGTTCTGGCGATGGCATGGAAGCTATTTCAGCGCATGGGACCGGACGAGGTGTTCTTCCAGGTGACGGGGAATCCCAACCCACAGGTGATGACGAAAGGCAGTCCCGACGATAACTTCAGCATAACCGTGGCGTTTGACTCGCAGAACACCGACCCAGAGACGGCAGAGGCGCAGCTTAAGAACATGGTTTCGTTGGTGCAGCTAGACCGCAACGGGCGCATTGATGTGGACAAGCTGTTGGAATTTACCGCATCGAGCATTAACCCAATTTTTGCGGACTATGTGCTTCAGCCTGCTGAGGAAGCTCAAGACAAGGTGCAGAAGAAAGTCACCGATGACCTTGCCAAGATTTACTCTGGCATTGAGGTTCCGGCACAACCGAACGGGGCGCAACTTGCATTGCAGATGGTGCAGGCATACGTCCAGCAACCCGATATTATGCAGCGGGCGCAGTCTGACGAGGCTTTTGCGGGTCGCTTGCAGAAGTATGCCGGAGCCTACCAGTTCCAGATGCAACAAGCACAGAATGCTGAAATCGGAAAAATTGGAGTTGCTCCCGCTGAAATGGGTGGTATAAATCTTCAAGACATGAATCAACAATAATGCCTAAATACGGAGACATAAACCCAATAAATAACCTTGTTTTTGTTCAGCGAGGTCCCACATATCCAAACGGAGAGTATTGGGTTTCAAAAGAAGTCTTTGATAATAGGAGGAAGACTTTACGTAATCAAAAAAAAGAAAAACTCAAGTCAAATCCAGAATACGCAATAAATATAAAGGAAAAAGCTAAGAAAAGAGGAAGTCGGGTTGAAGTAAAGAAAAGACGTGTTGAGATCCACAAGATCAAAATGAAAAATAATCCGATTTACGCCATTAAATTCTTAACAAGGATGCGATTGGCGGCGTTGAAAAAAAGAAACGGAACGAACAAGTCCATCCCATCTAGGCGGATTCTTGGAGCAGACCCATATATTTGCAAGCGGTTTCTAGAAGATCAATTCATTGACGGAATGAGTTGGCAGAATAGGGGTGATTGGCACATTGACCATTTCTTTCCAATAAGTCTTGCTAAAAACGAAAAGGATGTCCGTGTATTTTCTCATTTCACAAATCTTCGTCCTTTATGGGCATCAGAAAATTTGATTAAACATGACGCCCCTCCATCTCCACAGGAAATGATTATGCGCGACCAATGGGTTGAGGGTTGGATAAAAACAAACTTCCAGATGCAACAAGCACAGAATGCTGAAATCGGCAGGCTAGGGACTGCACCTGCACAAATGGGCGGAATGCAAACTCAAGGAATGGCACAATGAGCGTAACCAACCCAAAGTGGCTTCGCAGGAAACTGCGTGAAGACATGCGTAAGAAAAGTGACCCAAACGCTCCAGTGAAAAAAGCGCGTAAGGAAGTAACCAAAATGCCAAGGATTCGTAAGAAATGAAAGAAGGAAAGTGCAGCAATAAAGACAGCAAGGCAAAGGCAATGCGCCTTAACGGACTACGCAAGGGGAAAAAGCAGGAGCTTCGTGACGAACGCAGAAAACGCCTCAAAGAGAAAGGGAAGCTGTAATGGAAAAGCGGTTCAAAAAGGTGGTAAAGAACCCACAGACCGGGAGGACACGCACAGTCCGCTACGGACAAGCTGGCCCTGCTAAAGATGGCGGCGACAGGATTCGTCCCGGCACGGCCAAAGGCGATGCGTATTGCGCTCGTAGTGCCAAGATCAAAGGCGACTGGAAGTCAGACCCCAACTCACCGAACAACCTATCGAGGCGCAAATGGAAGTGCCGGGGAAGTAAATCAATGAAATAACCATGAAAAACAAGATGCTCAAACGAAAAGACGGAAGCTACTCGAAACGCGGGATGTGGGACAACATCCGTGCTGCCAAGGGTAGCGGCAAGAAGCCTACTACTGAGATGCTTAAGCAAGAGCGCAAAATCAAACGCGCAGAAAAACGCAAGTAACCACCATGCTACCAAAACCACAACTAGACGCAGCCATTGACACACTGCGTGACCGTGACGAATACAAGGTGATCGTGCAGTTCATCCGCGACGAACGCGACAGGATGTTTGCAGACCTTGGACCTGTGACAGACCCATACGAGGTGATGAAGATTGCCGGGGGAATTGCCAGATTTGACGAGTTGCTTTCCGTGCTTCAGTAACAGCGCATTGACACGACGCGAAAAGCGTGTAGTTTTTGCGAAGGA